TTTTAAATTATATTTGGTTTAATTACAGATAATGAATCCGTTACTTGAGTTTGTATTTCTAATACCATTGAATGTTGCTGACTTACATTTAATATAAATCCCTTATATTGATAATTATCATGAGCTATATTCAAAAATATATTATTTCCGGAAGTATCTATGTCAATTATTTTATTTTTTATATATACTTTATTTGTATTTGGTTTATCAGAATTATCCACATCTGATACAAATAACTCTGTTTCTAAATATTCTAAAATTTGATTATTAAGTTCAACAGGCGCTGTTTCCATTTTCGTAAGCTCTTTTATTAATATTTTATCTCCTAATTTAAAATAATTATTATTAACAAATCTATTCAAAACTATTTCAATAGTGTTTTCATCATTTATCATTATTGTTTTTATTTCAAGATCATCATCTTCATCACTATACAATTTACCATTTGATTTTAAAATTTCTATTGATAATTTGTTTAATTCGGATAATGGCGATGGGTAAAATAATTTTATATCTTCATCTGAATTGCAATAATAAGTATATCCACGATTAGGACATAAAGTTTTATAGCAAAATTCTTTATCAAAATGAGCTTTACAAAATATACTTTTATTTATATTATTAGTTGTAATGATATTAGAATCTAATTCATCGATATGTAATAATATATATGGTTCTGTTTTAAACCCAGTTGGAATATTTACTATACTATTATATTCTTTTTCATATGAACAAAATTTATCAAAACTTGGCATTATTAATCTTTTTAATTTAACAGAAACTACATTTCTAAATGTTTTATCTGTACTAATACCATCTGTACTACTTTTTATTATACGAGTTTCATATCCAACTATATCCCCTTTTGGTTTATTAGAATCATATGGCGCAAGAGATTTTCCTTTAAATGTACATCCGGTATTATTTTTATCTCGAATTCCTTTTAAAATTTTTATCTTATCTTCCTTTACATTGTAAAATAATGGACAATATTCATTATTTTCATATACGGGAATTTTAATTGTTGAATTTGACATAGGTGCAAAATTTACTGTATATTTATATCTTTTAGTATAATTTGATGGATAAACTGTATCTTTGTTTATTATGCCATGCCATTCCCTATCAATACTATTTATTATTAGATTATATGTTTTTATTGAATAATTTGGTTGATTTTTTAATATATTATTCATAGATGGTGTTATTTTATTATTTATTGATGATAAATTATATTGTAAATTATTAATATTTGATTGAATATTATTTGATTGGATATCATTTACTTGAATATCATTTGATTGGATATCAGTTGATTGTATATCAGTTGATTGTATATTATTTTCTTGAATATCAGTTGATTGTATATTATTTTCTTGAATATCAGTTGATTGTATATTATTTGATTGGGTATTATTTTCTTGAATATCATTTGGTTGAATATCAATTTGTCTATTTATTTGAAATTCTTTTAATCTTTCACTAACTGATTTAGATTCAAAGTGTTCTTTAAGTGAATTAAAATTATTTGTATCTTGTGACATTGAATTAAATTGATTGTCCAAATTAGAATTAAATTCATCACCATATGGTTTTATATCTTGTATATTCATTGAAATTTTATTATTTTGTTGTTGATTATTTTGTTGTTGATTATTTCGTTGTTGATTATTTCGTTGTTGATTATTTTGTTGTTGATTATTTTGTCGTTGATTATTTTGTCGTTGATTACTATGTTGTTGATTACTATATTGTTGATTACTATATTGTTGATTGCTTTGTCGTTGATTATTTAATTTAGGCATTTGCTGTTCTTTAAATTGTTCTCTAAAATTACCTTCTTCTTGTTTTTTAAATTGGTCTTGAAATCCTTGTTGTTTAAATTGTTCTAAAGGTTTTCTGTTGTTATTATTATTATTAGCCCAAGCATTATTACTGGGATCATTATTTGGATTATCAGCAAATTCTTTTTCTCTAGATTTTGATAAATTTTCAAATTGAGAATTAACATTATTGGTATTTTCTTGAATTTTATCACTAAAATCTATATTTTCATTTCTCGGTGCTTGGAAATTATTATTTCTTTCATTTTGAATTTTTTCATATGCTCGATTTACATCATCGCTTTCTCTTATAATTGATGGCTGTGGGCGTGAATCTATTTTATTTAATATATCATTTTTTTTTTTAATAAAATTTTTTGAAAAATGATTTATTGAAATATCAAGTACTTTTTTACTTAACTGATTACTATAATTTTGAGTTGATAAATTATTACTAATATTTAAATTTTGTTTTTGAGAATAAATAGACTTCATTATATTAACAAGTTCCGTTTCATATTTATCGTTATCAGCAATATCATATTTAAATTCTTTATATATTTTTTCTCCTATAATATTATAAATTACATTGTAATTATTTTTCGAAAAGAAAATTCTATCCATATTAATATATTATACTTTATTTTTTATAAGTATATTACTTATTAAAATATTTATATAAATATTATTAAAAAGTATTTATATAAATATAATATAATGAATAATGAATTAAAAAAAAATTTTCTTTTTAAAAAGGTACCTATTCCACATAATATACAAAATAATATAAAAAATATACATGATACTTCCATTTTAGTTATAGATTCAAGACATAGAAATAAATGTTTATACCCAGAACCAAATGACTATATTTTTGAATTAGAAAATGTATATAAAAATATATATGAAATAGAATTGTTAAATGCATATGTTCCCAATTCAGGATATTTTATTAATAAATATAATAATTCATTACAACTAAATTTAGATAATACTATAATTGATTTAAAAATACCAAATGGTGATTATTTTCAAAATGATGATGATAATTTTATAAATCTGGATGAACATATTCAAAACACATTAATTAGTTATAATTTAAATATTTCATGTAAATATAATTATAATTTACAAAAATTTATATTTTTTTTAGGAAATGATGAAAATAATGAAGACAATATATTACAAGAATTTAGTTTAAATTTTGCAGGCAATGAAATACAAAATTTAGTAGAAAATTCATCTGGGAATAAATCATATAACAGTTATAATCCAAAAAAATATAATTATATTAATAATTCTATAGGAAATATTTTAGGATTTTCAGCCAAAACATTTACAAATCAAAATTACATTAAAGTCAAATATGAAATACAAAACAATATAATTAAAATTATATTTAATAATTGTAAAGATTATGAATTTATAAATACAATAAAAACATTTAAGGAAAAATATTTTAAGAAATTTTATATTGATGATGATTTGTTAATTGATTTTGGAATTAATGATGGGTCTACATTTATAAAATCAACCAATTATAATAATTTAACTATTGAAATAGAACAAAATTTATTATTACCAGATCAAGATTTAAAAATTGGTTTTATAAGCACTTTTTTTATAATGAGTGATATAGTTTCAAACTTTGATAAAGATAAATTTTTATTATTAGAAATAAATGATTTTGATAGATTTGATTCAATTAGTAGAAATATTCAAAATTCATTTGCAATGATTCCATTGTCCGATTCTATAAAATATTTTGATAATACTAAAAATTATGGTAATCTAAAAAAATTTAATCCAATACTTCCTAAATTAAATAAAATACATATAAAATTTAAAACGTTTGAAGGAAATTTATATGATTTTAACAGTAAAGAACATTGTATTATTTTGGCAATTAATTTTAAAACTAATTTAAGATAAATTTTTACAAGACCAATAACATTTTCTTTGTAAATGTTTATTAATATAACACTTTAATTCATGTTTATTATGTTTATTATGTTTTTTATGTTTTTTATGTTTATTATTCACATTAGATAAATCTAATTGTGATAAACAGTGTATAGATCTATAATAATCTATTTCAAAATTTTCTTTAGTAGATTTTAAAAAATATAATAATAACAATATTAATATTAATATCAAAATAAAAATTGTAGTTATAAGTTTCATATAGTTTATATAAATATTTTACTTTAAATTATCATTAATATAATTATTTTTCCATTTTTCTTTTCTTTCTAGAAAATCTTTAATTTTTTCTTTAATTTTATCTGTATTATTAAATGTATTAAGATTTTCAATAGTTAAAGGTGTTCTATTAAAGGGATCTGTTTTATCCAACATTAAATGTGAAATTATAGTATTTTTTTCTATAAAAATTTCAGATTCGGGTAGTATACATGGTTCATTTATAGGTGTCATCATTATCGGATCACAAAATTCGGGTGGATATTCTATATTTTGTAATTCAAGTTTTAATTTATTTTTTTGTTTTACATTATTTATTAGAGTTTCAATTTTAACATAACTATCTGAATTCATTCCACTTACTATTTTAATTAAATATTCTGATTCATATGACCTATTATCATTAGACATATATTCGATAAATTGTTCATTACTACAATTTTCAATATAAATATCACGAATAATATCATATATTTCATCCAGTTTTATTTCAAAATTATAAATATTAGAGTTATAAATTTTCTTTGCGTATTTATAATTAAGAGTACGATATAAATAGAAATTAAGTCCATTTACTAATTTATCACCTAATAATTCGGAAAAACATATCTCTGGAAAATTAATATTTAATAACTTTAAAAATGTTAAACCTGTTTTAAAATATAACCAATATGATGATATTATTGTCATTTCTCTATAAATTGTATCTTCAAATTTCAATTTATCACGCATAATGGTCGAAATTTTAAGTTTATTCATAAGAATATCAATTTTATCGAATGAGGACACTATTTCTTCAAAATAATACGAATTATCTGCAATTAAAATATATATTATTTGTTCAATATTTTCTTTAATTGAAAAAAACTTTTCTAAACCATTTACCATTTTTTGAAGAGAAATATCAAAAATATTTTTAGTAAGTGTTTTTTTTTCATTATAAAATTTCAACATTTTTTCAAATATATTATTAATTTGATATCTAATAGGCATTTTATCATAAAATATAGTTTCTGAACTATTTTTGTCAATATCTATATAAAAGATTTTTAAACTTGACAAATAATTATTTAAATTTAATGTTTCATCTTTTATCGAAATTAAAATATTTGTAATAATATGATTATTTATAAATATAAACTTTAATAAATTTATTTTCGTATTTGTTATACTTTTTAGACTATTATTTGATAAAATATCAATAACCAATATTAAAATATTTTTAAAATCTAAGCCTGGATATTCCGATAATATAGATGTTTTATTATAATTTAGAAATATACTTATATTATCAATTATACAATTTGGTAAATTTTTATAATTTACATTTCTAATAAATTTAGAAATATCATTAATTATATATATTAGATTTGAGATTACATTTGATTTATTAATAATAGTATTTTTTTTAAAAATTTTTTTTTCATATCTTTCTTTTTTAATTATTAAACTATCAATATAAAGTTTCTTTGAATTTGGACCTATATTATTCCACCGTAATGAAGTTTCTTCTATATTTATTAAATTATTTATTTTTGTAAGTTCAGTTTCATCATAACCTATACTAAAAATCAATGGAGAAATTGAAATATCAATTAATTTTGTGATATAAGCAAATATTTTTGAAAAAAAGTTAAAATCTTTAAATTTTTTATCAGTATGCTCACATTCCCAATTAAAACTAATATGTTTAATATTAAATATATTTTTATCAATATTATCTATTGTTTTTTTATGTTTAAAACAAGCATCTTTATATAATTCTATAGTCAAATTCAATGTTTTTACTAAAAAATCCAGTGATGATAAATTTTTATTTTTTGTAATAATAGACACTGTTTGTTTATTTTTTAAATTAATTTTAATTAAACTTTCATACCAATTTGTTAATTGATTTTTATAATTACATATTAAATATTTCATAAAATTAAATATATCTTTATTTTTTGTTTCCATATTTTTTGGTTCAATATTTTGTGTTTTTACATATTGTGTTTTTACATCTTGTGTATCGATATTTTGTGGTTCGACATTTTGTGGTTCGACATTTAGTGGTTCTACATTTAATGCTTCCAAATTTTGCGGTTCGATATTTTGTGGTTCTACATCTTGTGTTTCTATATTTAGTGGTTCTGCATCTTGCGTTTCTATTAAAGAAATTAATATTCCAAGAAAACTATTATTTTCTAAATCATTTCCGTTTGGAAATATCCAATTATTTTCAAAAAAGTATTTTTCAAATAGTTTGTATTTAATTAAATTTTTAAAACATTTAATTTTATTAGCATAAGAATATTTATTTATTATTACAGATATCAAACAGCTAAAAAATTGTTTTTGTAAATCAATATATTTAGTATCATTTTCCATAAAAAATTGAATTATAGTATCATTATTTAATAGCATTTTTTCAAATAGAACATTATCATTTTTATTAAAACTTTGGTAAATATTTGAAATTATATAGTTTAAAGAATAACTTTTTAAATAATATTTATTTTCACTTGAACATTCATTTTCAATACTATTTTTATAAGAAGTATTAATATAATTAATTCCACCTAATTTTATTGAACGGTAAATAATTATATCTTTATTACTACTAACCAATACACATTCGTTTGTATCAAGTATTTCTGGGAATATTTG